TAATCGAAGCTATGAAGAATCAAAAGATAATCATAATGTTATGAGTACAAAGTCTTTTATAATGGTAATAATAATTTCATCAATACTATGGTATATAATTATAAAGTCCTTAATTTAAGTAGTAATGACTACGCTAACATGGCACACAATAACGCAAACGCTTTAAGGTCGATAGGTGTTATCTGTGAGGACTTAACATTAAACAGCCATGTGTTTGGATATACTGAAGAAAGCAAGGTAGTAGATAGGCAATATATTATAAACCACGTTAACAACTACGATGTTGTACAGATATTCCATAGTTGCCCCGTTATACTTTCACTTATTGAGATAGCTAAATTCAAAGGTCGATTAATTGTTTACCATTCAGGAAGTAGATATAGAGACGAACCGTTTTTTTATAACAACATATTCAATCCAATAGTTTACCGTTGCATTACAGACCAAACAGAGTTTATGGAGTTGGGAGCGAAAGACATTGCATACTTAGCACCGCACACCGATTTAAAACCCGTAGACAAACGTAAAGACGGTAAACTTATTGTCGGTCACTATCCTAGTAATGCGCTTGTAAAAGGTACGAAAGAGATTAGAGAAATGTTAGAACCGTTTAAAGATGAATTTGAGATTAGAATCGATGAAACTATCATACCACATAACGAAAACTTAAAACGTATTGCAGAGTGTCACATCTATATTGAACTATTTAAACCCGAATTAAACGGTAAACCTTATGGGTGTTTCGGAGTGACTGCATTTGAAGCTACAGCTTTGGGGTGTGTTGTGATTACGAATGATTTGAATACTAGTGTTTACGAAAATGTTTTTACTAGACATGATTTTTTAATAGCAAATGATAAAGAAACTTTTAGAGATTTTATGGAAGGGGCAGCTACGTTGGAAGTAGAAACTTTTAATAATAGATTTGATAAAGACTTTCATAGTAAACATTCAATTGAAGCTACAGGAAAACGAATACTAGATTTAATAAAATGAAAGCAACTAAAAAAGCGTGGAAAAGCGCAACTGAAAACCTACGTACAAGGCAACAGAAAGCGCAACACACAGACGATAATAGAACCGCTCCAAACATTTTAAGGGACTATGAAACACATTTAAACAAGTGCGGTTACGGCAATAGTATTTTAGATGTTGGATGTGGTGGTCAGTTCCTTAAAACTTGTATTCCTGAAGATGTTGAATATATCGGTTTAGATGCTTTTCCAATTGAAGGAGTGCCAACATTGAAAGGTAGTATTGAAACTATTGAGGGCATCGAAGTAGATACCGTTTGCTGTATGGCTGTACTAGATAACTGCTTAGATTTTGATAAAGCAATAGATAACATTAAAAAGATAGCGCAAAAGAATGTTATTATCTTAACTGGCATAGATATTGAAGTAGACCAATACCATACTTTTAAATTACAGTTGTCCGACTTTGAAAGAATGTTTAAAGGTTGGAGTCAAACACACTTTGAAGAGTTAACTCCTAAAGTCTGGTTACTATGTTACAGCCACTAGTAAGTATTATAATTCCTTATTCAATTGATAGGGGTTATTTAGATGTAGCAATTGAAAGCGTTAAAAAACAAACGTATTCCAATATTGAGTTATTAATACAGAATGATAATGTTAACGTATCAACAAATATAAACAATGGGATTAAACGAGCGAAAGGTTTATATATTAAATATCTATGTGAAGACGATTATCTAACACCTAACTCAATTACAGATAGTGTTGAAGCTATGCAAGGTTATGACTTTATTCACGGGGTAGCTAATAATGTACATACAAATAGCGTTCAAGTTCAATACCCTAGATTTAAACATCCTACTTTTAATGACATGATACATAACAATGTTATTCACGGAGGTACACTAATGTTTAGAAAGGACATTTTAGACGCTGTAAACGGCTTTGATGAGTCATTAACTTGTGCTGAAGAGTACGATTTAAACCTTAGATTGTTAGATGCTGGTTATAAGTTAGGATATACAGATAAGATTCTATACAATTACCGTAGACATGACGCTCAAAAGAGTTTAGGTAAAGGAATAAACCAAGGTGAACGAGCGCAAAAGATACAAGCAATTAGAGATAAGTTTACTAGAACACCTATAATTGTAGGAATAGCAACTTTTAAAGGGCGTGAATTGTTATTACAAAGGACTATAGACTCTTTAATAGGTCAAGTTGATAAGATAATAGTTTACAATAACGAACTAAATACCGACTTAACCGATAATGGAAAGTTTTACGGATTGAATTATGTGACTAAACCGTCTTACTATTTCAGTTGTGACGATGATATTATTTACCCAAGTGACTACATACATAAAACAATACAAGCAATAGACAAACATAATTGTATAGTAACTTACCACGGGCGTAGATTGAAAGGTATAGGAGTGGAATACTATAGAGGTCATGATTCTTATAGCGCATTTAAGACCGTTAATAATGGAATGTATTTAGATGTATGTGGCACGGGAGTAACTGCATTTAAAACAGATTATTTTAACCCGACGAGCTTACTAGATTCTGAACACAAAAAGATGAGTGATGTTATATTCTCACTCAAGGCAATGAAGGATAAAAAGAAAATGTTTATGTTACCACATTCCCAAGGTTGGATTATAGAACAAAGAACAATAGTAAATATACATACTGAACAAATTAAAAACTCACAAATACAAACAACACTATGCGACGAAATAATGAATTTGAAATAAAACTACCTAAGACAATAAACGATTTAAGGATACGACATTTAAAAGCATTTAGTGACGAACACTTTAAAGTTGAAAGTATTAGTTTAAATGATAAGGTTATATTCTTAGCTAATATTACTTTGGTGTCAGTTCCTAAGTTATTGACTATTGACTATAAGGATATAGAGAAAATGTTTAGTCATTGCATGAATTTATTTGAAGGATATAAAGTTAATGGAAACCCTAAACAATTTATAACCGTAAATGATATAGAGTATCAACTTGTGGACCAAAAGAAAGTGGGAGTAGGTTACCATATTGACGTAGAAAATTCTGACTTTGTAAATGACCCCGTACGATTAGCTTGTATTAATTACATACCTAAGGGAACTATCTACGGTTGCATGGACGAAAACGAAAATATGCTTTACCCTATAAGTTCCAGATATGAAGACTTTAAAGAACATTTTAAAATGACAGACTTTGTGGAGCTTCAGGGTTTTTTTTTGCTCAGAGACGCGCAATTAATGAGCAACTATATGGAAAGCCTAAAGTTAAAAAAGAGGATAAAAAAGAGATTAAGAATGTTTGGTCTTGGCACGAAGTCATAATTTATCTAGCAAAAGAATTAGGTGAAAATAGAAAAGATATAATAAAAATGAATATCTTTACATTTAATAATTGGGTAAACTTCTTTACATATAAAATAAAGAAAGATAACCCTCCGACAAAAACGATAGTTAGACGATGACAGAAGCTGAAATATTAAGTAGTTTAAATTTAGGTAGTTCTAAAGCTATACTTAATAATACGGCTGGCAATCCTTTATCTACATTACTACAAGCACTTACTCAAGAAGTTATTGATGATTTGCGTAAAGCAATAGCTGCGCGAGATATTGACGCTAGTAGAAACCTATCACAAGGTATAAAACCTACAAAGGTAATGTACAACGGTAAATCTGTTAGTGTTGGTGTCACAATGGATTTCTATTGGAAGTATGTAAACTACGGAGTAAATGGTAGTGTTGTGAATCGAGGTGCGCCAAGTTGGGGACCAGCTCCAGCTAGTAGCGTTTCAATGACTGCCGCTTTAAAGAATTGGGAAGGACATAGAGGTATTACGTATACAGATGGTAAATCTAATTGGGTGTCTAAAAGCCGCGTTGAAGGATTAGGATTAACTGAGCGAGGTCAAATTGCTAGACCATTCTTTGAAGACGTTATTAATGACCAACTTATTAACGTACTTAAGAAACCTATTCAGAAACTACTAGGTAAATCTATAAAATTAAATATTATTTCACCATGGCAGTAACAATATCAAGCTCACCACAAAAATACACCCCTTCAGATAATCCTATTATTTGGACTTTCTACAGCGGTGCAATTGGTAACCCTAACTTTAGTTATATTATTGAAGTTTATGTTAACGCCGTATTGATTTCATCTCATCAAGTATTCCCTGAAGTTGGCGGTGGGTATTCTCATTTTGATATTAGCGAAATAATTAGACCTATCACACCCGTAGCCATTGTAGGTAGTTCCACTATTGTAACCGATGCAAGTAATTATAGAAGCGCATACGTTAAGATTAGAGAATTCTACGGAACTACTCCATCGTTTCATGCTGATGCTACAAGTGCCACGATATATCCTTTTAAAGCGTGTTTAAATCCTATAGACTTTGATACATTTGATTATACAGATTTTAAATGTACATCAAATACTAAAAGATTTTTAACAGACTCACCAAACACTTTAATGTTGCCTGAGGGTAAAGATTATTACTTGAACATAATAACAGACAATCAAACAGATATAGGTATTATATTAAATTTTTACGATTCAAGCAATACGCTAATAACCGCTATAGATTATAATGCTGCCACAAGTTTTAAGATAACACAATTCAATCTTAATTCTAATAATTATTTAGCTACTTTAACACAGCCCGTTTTAGATACCGTTTCTTATATTGATTATTACATGGCTGATTTAGGGAGTAGTCCAATTAGCGAAACTAAAAGAATGTATTTCGATAGGGGTTGCGACAATGGAGCTGAGTTAATATGGTTAAATAAATATGGCGCGTTTGACGTTTACAACTACGGACACAATTTAGTAGCTTCATCTGAAATAACAGCCAAAACATTTGAAAAACAGTACGGAGGTTGGGAAGGTGTTAATTATGTTTTAGACTCATCTAATGCTGGCGTACATTCTTATTTTAAAACTGCTAAAGATAAGGTTAAATTAATTAGTAAATACATTGATTCAGATACACAGAATTGGTTAGTAAGGTCGGCTTATATTTCGTCGCTTGTTTACATGTTTGATGCTACTAGACAAATGGTTAATATTGCATCAACTTCTTATGAAGAAAGCAATGACCGATTTATAGAAGAAACAACAGAGATAGTCGACCTTACCCTTCCTAATATTCGTAAATCAATACTATTATAATGGATAGATTATTAGTTAATAATACGGAACTAGATTTAAACGATAGAGTACCATTCCCTTTAAACTTTTCCATAGCAGATAGTAAAGAACCAAATAAGCGTAAAAGGAATTACTCGAAAGAAGTTGTTATTCCCGGCACGGCTTCAAACATGGCTTTTTTTAGTTCCGCTTATCAATTAGCTTTATCTACGGTTGACAATACTACTTTAATCGGTTTTAACTTTGATCCAACGGTTAGAGTAAAAGCAAAGTATTATAAAGAGGGGT